CACCAGATTTTTTATCACCAGATGATATTGTTTGGAAATTTTTACCTAGAGTTTCTTGGATTGATTTGAGAGTACCAAGAACGGCTTCATCATAAACCTTTCTCTCTGCAGCTTGTTCTGCATTCTTGGCCCTACTTGTAGCTGATTCACCAGAAGTATCTTTGATTCCCTTGTTAATCTCTTTTAGGGTAGCATTTAAATCATTTAAGGTTGCTTCTGCCATTATTGTGACCTCTTAGCTTGGTTCATTTTCTCTGTTTCCTGTTCGACATGCTCTATCAACATATCAACATAAATCTGTCTCTCAAATGGAATCATATTCTCTAGTTCTGTAAGACTCCAATTGTGGTGCTGAACCATAGCAAAATTCACAGTGTAGTGATTAGCTAGGGAGTCGTGACTCAGCCCGATACGAAAAAATCTGATAAACCTTCCAACATTTTTGTGTCAGTCATTCCACATTTCTTACAAGTTGAAGTTACTTCTTTCCTTAACTTTGGTGCACCATCAAAGAATTGTTGTATTCCTTTGAATTGTAACGATGACAAAGAATTTAAAAACTCATTAACTTCATCTTCAGTATAGTCAGATGTTTTATGCATCTGTTCTCCGTCCATGATGTACTCTATACAAGCAGTTATCATCTTGAACGTATTATCAACTAGATCTTTCTGGTCTATACCTGCCAATTTATCAGCCATTTCCATGGCTGGATACTTCATCTTGACTTTTATTTTATCAGTTATTTCAACAAGATCTTTATGGTCTTTACTTTTTTCTATTTGGATCTCATCAATATTTACAACTGATTCAAATACACATGGTGTATCATTTTTACATACCTTATCATCATCTGAATATGTAATCGGTATCTCATCTCCAACGGATCTTGCTCTTAGTTGAAGAAAAATGTATTCAATATCAAACATTGGAAGAGAATCAAGATTCATCTGTTTCTCTACACAATTATTGATAATTTCTTTCAAGGCTCTAACCATATCATCCTGTTCACCAGTTTGCATGGCCATCATCAAAAGTTTTTCCTCTTTGACAAGGAAGGGTCTATATGTGATTGACTCACCAGTTGAAGGTAGAGTCAATTTGTGTTTCATTACTGTAAGTTTCGGCAAACTCATAATATACTCCTAATTAATAATTAAAGACCCTGGCCAGTTCTTCCCTGTGAAGGGGGTCCAGTTGATCTTCCATTTACGTTTCCTGTTACAATACCACTTTTCCACATTTTATATTGCATAGTTACTGGAAGTCTTGCTATTTCATTTCCCCCACCATGAGTGAGTTGGACTTCTGCAACAATACTTGGCCATACATTAAATAAAGTTATGTCATAATCAGATGCATCACCAAAACCAAATGCTGTTCTGTCAAATTTTCTTATAGTCATTCTACAACTATAATCTTCATAAAATCCCATGTTTCCTGTTTCTGGATTTATAACTTCAGCTTGCCATGTATCAAAGAATTTCTTTTGACTCATATCTGATGTTAGTAAAAATGTCATGGAGAGTTCTTGAAATGCTTGTCTGTATGGCAATTGATATGCAACTCCATGAATAAATTTTTCAGTTGCACTTAAACTTTTTGTAGGGAGGGCAACGTTTTCACAAAGAAATGATAATTCTCTATTTACATTTTCATCCAAGGCCGGAGGTAAACTAGTAAATGAAATCTCAAATTTTTCTGTAGTTGCAAGTCCACCTCTGTTTGCTATTGTTGTTCTTAATGTATCTGGTGTAAAAGCTGCCATTAGTAATTTCTCCTACTATCTGCCCATACAGTTTTCTTTGACTCCTTTTGGAATCTCTCAACTGGTAGGAAGATTGCTATTTCCCATTCGTCCGCATCTATACGAACAGTTTGTGATTTTACATGATCTCCAAGATACCTTTTCACACAAGGTACGGCTCTTCCAAATCTTTTCAATAGACCATAAGTTAATTCAAGTCTTGTGGTCTTA